GTCAGTTGATCAAGGCGCACACCTGACTGGTTACTTTACGAGCATTCAGCTTCAGAATGGGGCATGTATCGCCTATAAAATCTGATGGCGCTTGCAACCTCGCTACGGAAAACAGCTAGCAAACTGATGTCCAAATTTGGTGGTGAAGCCACCATTCGCCGCGTTGTGCCTGGCGTTTATAGCCCCACAACAGGCACCATCAGCGAAACCACGACTGATACTGTTGTGCGTGGTGTGCTGCAGGACATCAATTTGCGCGAGGTTAACGATTTAATTCAAGCGACAGATAAGCGTTTGCTAGTTGCGGCTGCAGATTTAAGCAGCGTGCCAACAACTGCAGATCGTGTCATCATCGGCAGTATTACGCATCAGGTGATTCGTGTTGACACCATTGAACAAGACAACACAGCAATTACTTACGAACTGATTTTGAGGGCATAATGGCACGCACTATCCGCATTGGCGATATTGGCGATTACGCCAGTCAGCAGATGGAAAAGCTGCTGCGTGCATCAGTGTTAGAAACTGACACCTTGTTAAAGGCTGCCAGCCCAGTTAAGTCTGGACGATTTCGTGAAAGCTGGCAAGTTGGTGAAAACTCAGCTCCTGGGGGAATCGCCCCAGAAGGCGAATACAGCAGCGTGCCACCAATTTCGCGTATTGGTTATCAGCAGGAACGTCTCGGTAACATTTACAGCGTGCATAACAATCTGCCATACGCTGAACGACTGGCTAATGGCTGGAGCAAAAAAACGGCAGGCGCGCCAGGCGGACAATCTGGATGGATTCAAGGCATCGCCAAAGATGTTCAAGGTAGGGTTCGTATAGCAGCAGACCGCATCGGGAGGCAATCATGAGCAGCACACTGAACGATGTACGCGCTGCTATCGAGCAACGCTTTGAACTAGATCTAAGCACTCGCGGTCCTACTGGTGAACCGCCGTATGCCATTGCATATGCCAATGTTCCGTTCACCCCGCCAAACAATATCCCTTGGGTGCAAATTACCGTTAACTTTGGTGACAATGCGTATGCCACCTTGCTTGGGCCGTCCACTGGCTTCAACCGCCAAAACGGAACGCTAGTCGTTAACATCTTTACGCCTGTAGGCTCTGGAGCTGGCGCCAACCTCACCATTGCAGAGCGCATCAAAGACTTATTTGACCGCGCCAAATTCTGCAGCATCATCTTTGATGCCGCCTCTGGTCCAGCACAGGTAACACCGGCTTCGCCAGAGCCGTATTATCAAACTCAGTTGACGGCTACGTTTGAAGCCTATTTAGACTAGGCGTAGCCACTACCGTTCACAACATGGCTGTTACTGTTCTGTCCGGTACGTCCGGCGCCCTCTACTACAAGCCCGCTGGCACCACCGGAACATTCGGTGAGTCTGGTGTGACTGTTGCCGATGATGAAATCACCATTCAGCCTTACCTGAATTTGAAGGTAGGCGATCCGGTTGTTTTCAGCGTTGTTAATAGCCAAACTGGCGGATCTGGCACTGGCACTTTACCTGCCGGCATCACCGCAGCAACCACTTATTACGTCATTGCTTACACCGCTTCTACTGGCGTGCTGCAGGTTTCTGCTACCGCTGGCGGCGCAAGCATCACCATTACTGACGATGGTACTGCTGCAGCTCCTAACGAGTTTCAGGTTGCCTATGCCGATTACGCCGCTGTCGGGCAAGTACAAGGCTGGAGCTTAGAAATTAGCCGCAGTGAAATTGATGTTACAACCATCGGTCAAACTGCTGGGCAATACGCACCTTTCCGTGCTTACATCCCCGGCTTTGCCGATAGTAGCGGTACTGCTACCGTCTACGTCACTAACGAGGATTCTGCACTTTCTAACCGGATGGTTGAGGATGTGCTGCAGCGCCAGCAGGTTGGTTGCGCCTTCAAGCTCTACACCGACAAGCAAAGCACTGAAGCGCTTAGCCGCTCCATTGCGATGGATGCCGTGCTGATCAGCGCTAGTCTGAACATCAACCCCGACGATGCTCAGCAGGTGGAGATTGCCTTCCGTCCTACTGGTGTGCCGACCTTTGACTTCAGCACTTCCGCCTGATTTCGGTAACACAATTTCTGCCCTCGGCTTGCGCTGGGGGCTTTTTTGCGTCTAAAGTAATAACCAACGACTGATTTTTATGCCTGCGTCTGCTTCGTCTGCTCTTGCTCGGCTAAAAAAGGCTGCAAACCTGACGCCTATCAAGCGTGTTGTAACGCTCAGTAATGGCGATACGTTTGAGTTTTACGCCACGGCTTTGACCATGGCAGAGCGTGAACGCGCACAGAAAATGCCTGGAGGCGATGATGCCAACGGCTTTGCGTTAAACCTGTTGGTAACTAAAGCAGCTGACGAAGCTGGTCAGCGTTTGTTTCAAGCCGGTCAAATTGACGAGCTGAAAAACGATGTGCTTGACGCCGATCTTCAAGCCATGATGTTGGCGATTATTACCAATCCCGAGGAGCAGCAAGAACTGGACATGAAAAGCGTTAAAGGCTGAAGTTAAAAAGGACAATTTGCTGTTACTGCAGCTTGGTGTGGCAAAAGAATTGGGCTACTCGTTGGCTCGGCTTAACGTTGAAGTGACAATGGAAGAGCTGCTCATTTGGAGCAGTTATTTTGATCTGCTTAATGAAGAGCAGGAACGTAGACTGAAGCAACGCCGTAGGTAAGCCGTGTCTGTCGTAGCCAGCGTTGCCATTAACGTTGATAGCCGTGACGCGGTTCAAAAGCTGCGTCAGGTTGAGCAAGCCAGCAGCAAACTTGAAAAAACATATCAAGACGTAAATGGTCGTCTGCGAGACGCTAACGGCAGGTTTGTCAAGCTGGGTGATTCTGCACAGGGCGCCAGTAAAAAGGTTGACATTCTTGGCAATGCAGTAAGAAATCTTGCTTCTCAACTGGTTGTTGCTGATCTTGCAAGAAGATTTTTCAAAGGATTTGACGAGGCAGAAAAAGCTGCTGCTGCGGTACGCACACTTGGCGTAGACAGCAAGGCTCTTGAAGGTCAACTTCTTGCAGTAAGCAACCGTCTTGGCGGTTTGTTTTCTCAAACTCAACTGCTTGCTGCTTCATACGACGTAGCCAGTGCTGGCTTTGCCAATGCCGCTGATAACGCAAAAATTCTTGAGGCATCAGCGAAAGGTGCCGTTGGTGGATTGTCAGATATCAATACTGTTGGGAATGCGGTTACTAGTGTATTGAACGCATATGGGAAGTCTGCAAATGATGCCGCGATATTGGTTGATGGCTTTATTCAAACACAGAACGACGGTAAAATTGTTCTAAACGAATACGCACAGCAAATTGGTAAATTAGCGCCTACTGCTGCGGCGGCTGGTGTTGGCATTACTGAATTAAACGCTGCCGTCGCAACAATTACAGCACAAGGCGTTCCTGTTGAAGCTACATTTACAGGCTTAAATCAGGCTTTAGTGTCAATCTTAAAACCGAGCAAAGAGGCGAGTGATCTTGCAGAAGCATTGGGTATTGACTTTAATGAGGCAGGTTTAAGAGCTAAAGGGTTTGGCGGATTACTGCAAGAAGTAAAAGAAAAGACAGGCGGCAGTACGACCGCTATGGTTAAACTGTTTGGCAGTGTTGATGCTTTAAAGGCAGTCTTGCCACTGGTCAACGATGACCTTGTTAAATACAATCAGAACATTGAAAAACAAGCAAAAGTTTCTGGCGTTGCCGATGACGCAACAAAAGAACTTGGCGGCACGGTTTCAAGTGAAGTATCAAAAATGATCAATCAGATCGGGAATCTAACCCGATCACTTGACACAGTTTTAGGGCCTGCTCTCGGCGGGATCGTTAAGCTAATTAACGTAGTCATTGCTGAAGCAACTAGAGGCATCAATGTCTTAGGTCAGCTTTTTAGTCTTGGTAAAAATACAACAATCTTAAAAGGTGCCCTTGAGTCTGGAGATCTTCGTGGCAATGCCGCTGCCCGAATCATTCCTGGTGTTGATGAATTGATTGGTCAACAGCGTAGGCAGCAATTACAAAGACAAGCTGGCGCAGGGACTGGGCTTTTGGGGCTTGGGTTTGATGCACAAAAGTTTGCTGAACTTCTTAAGCAACAGCCCGAAATCCAACGCTTATTAGGCGCAGGCACAGCCCCAAGTGCAGGCGATAGACCAACTGCAGGTGTTGATCCAGCTATTCAAGCTCTTCTGGATAGTTTGGATGCAGGATCAAGAAGCGGTGGTGGCAAGGAAAAAGACCGAGCTGCTGAAGAAGAAAAGCGTTTACAAGCTCGGCTTCGCGGCATTCAAATTGAAACTGAAGCGGCTAAACAGCTTGCTTTTATCCGGGGCAAAATTGCTGAGGCAGAAATCCTTGGCAACGAAGAACTTGCGATTGGTCTTAGAGGAGAAGAGCGCAAGCAACAGATCATTGTTGACTATCAAAAGGCCATACAAGAAGTTACAGATAAACGTGAAATATTAGCTCTACAAGAAAAAGCACAAGCCGAACTGACGGCTGCAGGCATTGAAACTGCTATTGATCTAGAAAAGCAGAGGTTAGAGGTTATCAAAGAGCAAAACGCTGAGCTGTTTAAGCGTGCTGGGCTTCAAGCGCAAGACAAATTACCTGAAGGCGCTGGCGCATTTGATCCGTCTTTGCCTGATCTTCGCGTGAGTCCAGCAGAGCAGCAGATCGCTAAATACCGTCAAGAACTAGAAGAACTTACAAAACCAATCAACATTGCCATTACAGGTGCTGACGCGATTGGCGATGCCTTTGGTCAAGCATTTGCAGACATCGCCACTGGCGCAAAATCAACTCAACAAGCTCTTGCTGATGCCTTTAAAAGCATTGGTCAAGCATTTATACAAATGGCGGCGCAGATTATCGCCAAACAAATTGCTATGATCACTTTCCAAACAATCTTAAAAGCTCTGGGTGGGGGTGGATCTTTCAGCTTTAGTGGAGACGGACCTTATCAACTGCCCGGCGGTGGCGGTTTTATGGAAGGCTTTACCGGAGCCAACGTCTTCGCCGAAGGTGGTTTTGTCACCGGCCCAACCCGCGCACTAATCGGTGAAGGCGGTGAACCGGAGTACGTCATCCCGCAATCCAAAATGTCCGCTGCAATGTCCCGTTACTCCCGAGGCGCCCGTGGCGAATCCGTCATCCCAAGCAGCGGTGGTGACACAGAATCCGCAGGCGGCACCGCAGTAGCAACCGCACCAATCGACGTGCGTTACACCGTGGAGCGCATCAACAGCGTGGATTACGTTACCGCTGATCAATTCCAAGCTGGCATGGCACAGGCTGCACAACAAGGCGCTAGACAGGGTGAACAGCTCACGCTGCGTCGCTTGCAACAATCTGCATCAACCCGCAACCGCGTTGGCATCTGATGGACACCACCTACTCACTGGCGCATTACTTGAACATTCGCTCGCCCGATGGCGGCACAATTTACCGTTTCCAGAATTTTTACATTGGCGAAGACGCCTATTTCACCAATATCACAACAGGCGAAGTCCAC